TCCATCGGTCAGCATCCCCAAGAGATCAGCATCCTGGATCTCCTTGGAGAAGATCTTGTTCTCCTCCATCAGGTTCAGGACTGACTGGGCTGGGGCCAAGGTGAGGACCTGGGCACCACGATGGAACGCTTCCGGGGTCTTCAGCCAACCCAGAACCCTGTTACAGGTGCGGTCACCACCAGTGCATACCAGCGCACGAACGGCGGAACGTGTGAACCCAACGGCGTGATTGTGATCAACACCAAGGCGGCGGCCACCACGGCCCCGAGGGTCATCAGGATGTACGCCCTTAGCCGTTCGGCAGATGAAGCACCGACCACGCTGGGCAAGGTAAAGGGCACGATACTCCTCCGGAGTCAGACCGTACGTGCTGAACACGTGCCGGTAGAAAGTCCGCCACCCGGCGGCCACGGATTTCTCCATGCCATCGGGTGGCGTCCAGGTGAAGCTGTTGGTCTGTTCGGTCATCGTGCCTTACTCCCAGTCGGTAATCGGGCAGTCCCAATCGTTGCTGCGCATGCTCTACCTCCCCACCTCAACCTCGGTGCGTACCGTCTCCGCCGGGATCCGGATGTGGGTGCGCTTCCTGCGGGACGGGTACTCCCGGCCGAACTTGTGAACGGTCACGTCCGAGTAGGAGACGCGGGTGTCCAGGATGCCGTCCGCCGCCATGCGGTGGATGTGGCTCATGATGGAGACGGCCTTGACCCCCGTCTTGTCACCGGCCCACTCGGCCAGCTCTCGGGCGTCCTGGTACGTCTCGTGGTCCAGTCGGTCCCAGATCATTTGCCATGCCTGGCCGACCTTCCCACCCTTGGCACCGATCTTGTAGCTGTGTCCGGTGGGTGCCGCACCGTTCGGCATGGTCTTGGTCATAGGTCAAGTATTCCTGATCTATCCGAGGCTGGCAACGTCAACACATGCCTGGCAGTCAACAAGGGCCAGGTGGTCACGCTCCAACAGCCGGTATCGCTTGATCGAGTTGGTGGGCCGCGCGCACATCGGAGCCAGCCGGTTGAAGCGGGATCGAAGGTGCGTGAGGCTCGGAACGATGAAGGTCCGCACCAGGGCGGGGATGCCGTCCGGGTGATCGGTGGCCACGAACACCAGACCGAGCCGGATCGCCTCGTTGACCACCTTGCTGAGTGATCGCCGCTGGTATCGCCCGTCCATCCCCTTCAGGGGTGATCCGGCTGGAGCGAGCCAGTGATCGGTTCGCTTGCCCATGACGATCTCGGCCCCCTGATCGAGGGCCAGCAGGAGGCGGGCCACATCCAGATCGGTGACCCCGTTGTGGAGCTGGCGATCATAGTCGAGGACGGCATCCGCTACGGCGAACGATCCGGCCCGCTCGATCGAGGCCAACTCAGCCTCGGTGAGCGGCCCCGTGGCGGGCACCATGCCAGCCTTCCGGGCGCATGCCTTTCGGTGCTTGGGGAGGCATCCCGTGGTGATCCCACAAATGTCACAAACCCCGCCAACCGGACCAGCCAGTACGGTCATCAGTGATCAACTCCAATGGTCTGATGGTTCTACATCGACTATAGCACACCTAGTCGGCCCGGCATTCCCCCCTGCCCGATTCATGGCGGCCAGGGGGCATGTGACCCGATTCAAAAAGGGGGGAGTGGGGGGAGTGGGGGGAGTGATTGTCCTCCCTACGCGAGACGTTTTTTTCCTAGTCTACGAATAGGATATATATATACTCCAGGCCCTGGGTGCTCATCACTCCCCCCACTCCCCCCACTCCCCCCGACTCAGCGGACCTCCACGCGCCAGGTCTGGATCTTGTGTTCCAAGCCCGCATCTCGCAGCACGTAGGCCCGGCCATCGGACCCCGTCACCCACCGGCCGAGGCGGAATCGGAGCCACTTGCCGAACGCTTGCTTGCCGCGCGCCTCACCCCGGCTCGCCAGCTTGTCCAGGACAGGGGACGGGAGCCAGTCCCTGTCTCCCTCGATCCACTCACCCGCGTCCGCCTCCAGGGCCTTGGCCACCGTCCAGGACCTCTCCCCGAACCGATCCACCAAACGCTCCAGCAAGGTGGCCAGACCGTCATCGTCCCCACCGGCCGCCACGCGCTTGCCGCTCTCCATGTCGAAACGTCCAGGCACCGAGGCGGCGGCCAGGATGCCGCCCACCGCGCGCTCCCAGGTGGTGAAGCCGTCCGACTGGGCGCGGTCCTCCAGCGGCATGCCGCAGGACACCCAGTGCCGGATCAGGACCAGCAGGGCGTGAATGAGCCGGTTGCGGTTGACCAAGATCCACGCCGGCAGGTCCCTGATCCGGAAGTTTGTCCTGGTCTCTGGGTTGGCCATGTCGGGATCGATCAATATGGTGATGGTCCGGCGCACCATGTCCCCGCCCAGGGACAAGTTGTTGCCGGTGACCACCCACACCCGATCGTTCCGGGTGGTGATCATCTTGGAGCTTCCCAGCTCCCGATCCTGGATCTCACCGGACGAGGTGATCAGGCCCGCCAGCACGCTGGAACGCAACACCCCCGTGAGGTTGTCCAGCACCACCACCGGGGCCGAGGTGGTGGCCAGCAAGCTCATGGTCATCTTGCGCCACTCGGCCTCGTCCTCCGGCACCTCCGAGCGGCTGACCGAACCGTGGATCAGGCTCACGATCTCGGCCAGCAGGCTCTTGCCGCTCCCTGGCTGATGGGCGCTGATTCCGAACAGCTTGTATGAGGGCGGGGTCACCAGGCGGAGCAACGGGGTCAGCAGAAGGCCGATGTAGTTGGCCCGGTCATCGTCGGTGGCGAACGGGAACCCCTCGATCATCTCCATCAGCAGGGTCACCGCGCTGGTCACCTCGGCCAGGGTGGGCGCATCCGGCACCGGCGGCACGGCCACGCCATGCTCCGGGACGAACAGGTACCCGCTCGCCTTGTCGTACCCGGGATCGGCCAGGATCGAGCCATCGGCCCGGACCATCGGGGTGTGGGTGATGCCCCGGAGCATGCGCAGCCCGGTGGCCGCCTCGGGAGCGTTCACCACCGCCTCGGCCGCCGCCGTCGGGAACATCGCCGGAACGTCTCGGTCCGGCTCCCCGCCCTTGCCCTTGACCACCTTGAAGCACGAGTACAAGAACTGAATCTTGGACGCCATCTGGCGTCCGTTCACCGGCCGGATCTCCACCGGGCCGTTGTCCCCCTCGGGGGCGGGCACGTAGCCAAGCTCGGACACGCGCGGGGTGTGGACCACCTGCCCCCCCTGGAGGAAGAAGCCCGAGAGCCGTTCCCGGCCCACCTCCTGGGCCAGCCAGTACGCCATGGTGGCCGGTGACTCGATCAGCAGCTTGGGGAAGCCCGCGTCCACCCGCGCGGTGATATCCACCTCCATGGGCGCGGCCACGGCATCCTCGGCCACCACCCAGGGCTCCAGCTTGCCCGCGTCCATCCCGCGCTCGATCACGCTGGCCGCCGTCCAGTCCTTGCGGTTGGCGATGTTCCACTCATCCGAGTGGACGCCTCCCGCCTCCAGGGCGGCCATCAGACTGGCTTCGGCCTCGGCCCGGTCCAGCCAGCCCCCGGCCACGAACCGGCCCAGGACGCGGGCCGCCCCGCCCAGGGCTCCGTTCACCTCGCCAGCCCTGGCCGCTGTGACCGCGTCCAGTTGCCTGCGGATCACGTCCTGGGCCGCCGTACTGGTCCAGTCCGCCGCCATGTCCCACTCGTCCGAGTCACTGGCCACGGCCGGAGCAACCGCGTTTGTGCTGGTCAGGGGCCGCCGGCGGCTGGCGCAAAGGTCGATCAGGCGGTGAAGGCCCTCATCCACATGGGTACCGGGGCCGAACTTGGGCACCCGATCCCACTCGTACGCCACTGGCGTGCCCAGGTACGTGCCGTACTTGGCCACCCGGACGGTGGGAGCGATGTAGACGAAACCCCGCCCCTGGCCATCGTCCTGGCCCGCCTGAAGGTCGATGCCGAGGGCGGGCTTGCCCTTGGCGAGGTGGGTCCGGGCGATGAACAGGTGGCGGCCCTCGGACGGGGTGTACGCCTCCCCGTACACATCGGGGACGGCTCCCGCCTCGGACAGCTCCCGCCATCCGTCGTTGCCCCCGTTGCGGGGGTCCACGTCGATCACATCGAATACCACGCCGGTGACGGCGCACAGTGCCCACCCCGGCCGCCAGCGATCCACGGCCGAGTGGTTGGGCCGCCAGGTCTGCCAGGCGTTGGGGAAGTGGAACTCCGGTCCCTGACCGTTGTTCGGGGCGGCCGGGAAGACAGGGACCCCAAGATCAACGAGCGTGTGCGCCACGGCAAGGGCGCGCTCTTGATCAGGGGTGAGGTCCGTCATGGTGATAACCTCCACGGTGGTCTGTTTGGTTGTGCCGATGGTGAAGGCCCCGGGTGTTCGTCCCCGGGGCCTTTGCTTGTCTCGGGTGTTACTTCCGGGCCAGAGTCACGTGATCAACGGCGCGGGTTACGGCAGTGTAGAGCCACCGTCGCCCTTGATCCACGGCCATGGCGCGGGACATCTCCTTGGCTGCCATAGCCACCACCCCCGCGCTCTGATCGACTACGTACACCGAGGGCCACTCGGAACCCTGGGCCTTGTGCACCGTGATCACGTTGGCGAACGTGAAGGCCCCCCGGTTGCCCTTGTGGGTGCCGAAACCCCGCTTCATCATCTGCTCGAACTGGAGTCCCTGGAACCCCTCGTTGTACGCATTCACCCACCGAGGCGGACGATCCGAGTCGATCTCGTCGAGCAGCAGGCGCGGGCCGATCGGCCCAGGCTCCACCTCGATCACGTCATACTGGGTGCCGTTCAGGACGCCCATGGTGTTGTTGTTGGTCAGGCACATCACGCGGTCACCGGGCACCGGCCGCCCTTGGGGCCGACCGAGCCGCTTGCGGATCGCCTCGGTGAGGGTCCACCGGGTGGAGTTCTTCCATACCAGCACCTGATCGGCCGCCATGGCTGCCTCCAGGTTGACGCGGGTGAAGTCCCCCGGATGAAGGCCCACCCCGTCCGGGCCGCCGCCGGTACGGATGCGCGTGGCCAGCTCCAGGACGGGTGACTCGGCCGCCTGGCGCTGGATCTCGGTCAGCATCACGTCCGGCTCCCCGTTGGTGTAGTACCCGCCACCCTCCACCGGCGGGAGCTGGGCGGGGTCACCCAGGACCAGCACCGGCGCTCCGAATGTCTCAATGTCCTGGCCGATCTTGGCGTTCACCATGGACACCTCGTCCAGGATGATCAACGGCGCGCTGGCCCACTCGGAGTCAGGGTTCAGGGTGAAGCCGACCGTTCGGGCCTCCCGCTCCAGACCGATGATCTCCTCCTGGGTCTCGTCGATCTCCGCCCCCAGCTCCATCGCATCGGCCCATCCGTGCCTCACCGGATCGGCCCGCTGATCCTCCAGGCTGGCCAGGTATTCCTTGGCCTTGGCCAGAGCGCGCTGGGTCTCGGCCGTGCCCACCGGGCGATAGATGGCCGAGTGGATGGTGGAGGCGTCCACTCCCTTGGACCGCAGCACCTTGGCCGCCTTACCGGTGTAGGCCCCGAACACCGGATGGATGCCAAGGGCCTCTTCGACTCGTCCAGCCAGGGTGGTCTTTCCGGTGCCCGCGTATCCGAACAGGCGGAAGGGCTTGTCGGCCCAGTCCAGTTGTTCGTCATACCACTTCTGGATCTTGGCCAGGGCATCCGCCTGCTGGCCGTTCAGTTCTACCATGTGTCTAGAATAGCAGACGAGTAGACCTTGACAGGATTGCTTTCATGGTCTGCTATAGTTGATGAAGCACAACCCAACAGGGAGGCTCTGTGTACATCAAAGAGGCCGTTCAGATCGGCCCGAACATGGCCCGGCAGTTCCTGGCCAAGAACCACCCCAACAACCGCAACAAGAAGCTCAACAAGATCCGCTCCTACGCGGCGGACATGAAGGCGGGCCTCTGGGTCTACCCCACCGGCGAACAGATCAAGTTCGATGACGAGGGGTACATGATCGACGGGCAGAACCGGATGGAGGCCGTCATCCTGGCGGAGACCTCGGTTCAGTTCGATGTTGCCTACGATCTGCCGTCCAAGGCCAAGTACGTGATCGACTCCGGCGCGGGCCGCTCCTATGCGGACGCCCTGGCCTTCCAGGGGGTCCACAACCGCAACAACGTTGGTGCCGTGGTCCGGTGGGTCATGGCGTGGGAACGAGGCTTCCCGAGGATCAGTGGAGGCCACGTCCAGCCCACCCACGGGGAGATGGAACTCCGCCGCAACATGGAGCCGCTTCAGTTCGAGGCGTCCACCCTCCGGGGCCTGGACGTGTCCCGTCAGAAGGTCTCCAACGCGGCAGCGGCCGGTACGGCCCACTTCCTGCTCTCCAAGGTTGACAAGGAGCAGACGGAGATCTTCTTTGACGAACTGGTCTCCGGCACGCCGAGTCAGGGTGACCCCATGCGGTGGGAGCCGGGACATCCCGTCCTGGAGCTACGCAATCGGTTGATCCGGGGTGCCAAGCGGGACTCACGCCAGGACAAGCTGGCCCTGATCATCAGGGGATGGAACGCCTGGCGAGAAGGCCGGAGGTTGGGTCAGGTCATCCTTACCACTGACCCCAAGGGCCTGACCAACGAGAACTTTCCCAAGCCGCGATGAACAACCTGGAGCGGGCCGTTGTCACGGCGGCCCGCCGCCTGGCCGACAACCCATCTCCATGCGATCCAGATGGGGTCATGTGGCTGGAGTGGAAAGATCTCGTTCAGGCAGTGAAGGCCTATGAATCCAGTCTGATCCCTGGAGAACAGGAGATCGGATGGCACAAACTGGCCGAGGGGGACGAACTCAAGTCCCGCAAGAACGGTCGGTTCTATCCCGTAACCAAGGTGCTGAAGGTCAAGGCGGGATATGAGATCACCTTGGCCGGGGTGCCCAACAAGATCGTGCGACCCAACGAGGCGGAGCCATCCGCCGTTGTTCGTCGTGGAGCCACCGGCCAGGCCGTGGATGAGTTCGTCCACGTCTTCAGCTCAGGAGGCTGACGTGAGCTTCACCGGCGGTGGTGTCGGCCGTCGTGGCGCATGCACCACCAAGAAGGGATACCAGTCCCGGCACGTGGCCGAGAAGGCGGCCGATTTCATGGCCGAGAACTACGGCTTCTACCGCCCAGGACTTCAGATCAAGCTGTGCCCCTACAAGGGGTGCGGTCTATGGCACATCTCCCACAAGATCGGCAAAGACAGGAAAGGCAGACGATGGGAAACACAGAGGAAGCATCGGTGATGACCGCGCCGGCGACCCCTGACCAGGGAAAACGCGTCTACGCGTACGTGGTCGGCGGCCCGCTCCACGGTCGCAACGTGACCGAGAACGCCAGCTCCAGGGTGCTGGCGGTGGCCACTGGCCCGAACCCTGGTGACAACACCTACTACCAGTTGCGCCGCTACCTCGGTAGCGGCTGGCGAGTGTCCATCCCGATGTGGGTGCACACCTCCTTGATCCGGGACGGCAACGTGGTGGCTCCGGCCCACTTGCTCCCCTCGTACATGAGGCCAGCGGCGGAGTCCTGCCTCCTTCTCCCGAGGGTCAAGAAGTGATCAAACTACGTGACTACCAACGCGATGGGCTGGCCGCTGAGCTGGCCCATCGGGCTTCTATCCCGGAGGAGACCAGGCTGGCCGTCGTCATGGCCACCGGACTGGGCAAGACGATCATGATGGCCGAGCGGGCCGTCCGTCACATCTTGTTCGAGGGTGAGCTTGGCTCCCCGGACCGCGTCCTGATCCTCGTCCACACGGACGAGTTGGCCCAGCAGGCAGAGGCCAAGGTTCGCCTGGTGGCCGAAGGTTCCCGGCTCACCGTCGGGGTCGTCAAGGCGGAACGGAACGAAACGGATCGAGACATCGTGATCGGCTCGGTCCAGACCCTGATCTCCCCGTACCGCCGTCGTCAGATCACGGACGTGAGTCTGGTGATCGTGGACGAGTGCCACCACGCCACCGCCGAGAGCTATCAAGCGATCTTGAAGTTCTACGGCTGTTACGGCCTGGACCTGGCTGGCCAGCTCACCACGTACTCCGCCGTCAAGCTGGACCCCATCGTCAAGCCCACCCCGGCAATCGGCTTCACGGCCACGCTGGAGCGCGGGGACGGTGCGTCCCTTGGTGGTGTCTGGCATGACGTGGCGTTCAGCCGTGGGACCTCCTGGGCCGTCCGGAAGGGCTGGCTTGTCCAACCGGTGGGCTACCGGCTGGAGATCCCGTCCCTGAATCTGAAGGGAACCGAGTCGGCCACACTCCAGGATCTGGCCCTGGTCCACTCCCTGGCCCCCCGCAAGATCGTGGAGCAGTGGTTGAAGCTGGCCGAGGGCCGCCCCACCGTGGCCTTCATGCCGCTGGTCCGCTCAGCCAGGGAACTGGCGGACGAGTTCGTCCGCAACGGTGTCCACGCCGAGACAATCTGGGGAGACATGCCCTCCAGGTCCCGCAAGGACATCCTGGCCGCCTATGAGGCGGGATCGATTCAGGTATTGGTGAACGCCATGGTCCTCACCGAAGGTTGGGACTCCCCCCGTACCAAGTGCGTGATCGTCGGTCGCCCCACGAAATCCCGTCCCCTGTTCGTTCAGATGGCTGGCCGAGGGTTGCGTCCGATCCCCGGCATCCCGGTGGAGGACCAGGACTGTCTCCTGTTGGTGGTGGCCGACTCCACCACGGACATGTGCACTGTGGCCGACCTCTCGGACAGGCCTCTGGACCGCAAGACCCAGGGCTCCCTGACGGCCATGGAGGACGCGTGGGACATCGGCGCGGGCCTGGAGGACACCGAGCATGTCTGGACCGGGCAGGTGGACGCCAGCCAGTTCGATCCCCTGGTGTCTCGCTCCAGCAAGGTCTGGCGGACCACCGATCACGGAACACCATTCCTGCCGATCGGGGAGCGCGGGTATGTCTTCATCGTGGGGTCCGAGGTGTGGGCCTCGGAGGTGAGGTCCGACAACAAGCGCCGGACCTACCGGGTGATGGTGATGCCCGATCTGGAGCTGGCCATGGTCATGGCCGAGCAAACGGCGGAGGACCTGGGCGGTGACCTCGGCCGGTTGCTGGCTGACAAGTCCCGGCCGTGGCGCAAGCAACGGCCCTCGGAGACCATGCTGGCCCGCGCCGGCCAGCTTGACCTGGGAAAACAGGTGGACCGCATCATGTCCGTGCGGGCCGGTGGGAAAGCCGGAAAAGTGTCAGACCTCATCTCTAAGGTGGTGGCTACGCGGACGTTGGAGCCGATCGTGGAGAGGATTCAGGCCAGTGACAGAGCCCCTGTATGACGAGGCCCCGGCCACGCCCAAATACGGGCTGACCGAGGATGAGGCGTTCTACCGGTTCCCTCCGCCGCCGGGGATCGAGGTGCCCAAGGGGTGGCGAGGCTGGACACGCGCCACCAACCTGGTGGGTGCCTTCAGTGACCAGCGTGCGCTCCAGCTCTGGCTGGAGCGTCAGACCCTGCTGGGCCTGCTGGAGAACGAGGGCACGGTGTTCGATGAACTGGCCGCCATCCCGGAGGACGATCTGTCCGACTCGGTCCTGACTTTCATGGCCGAGAAGGCCAGGGATGCCGTGGGGGCGGAGACGGCGGCACGGCGCGGGACGGCACGTCACTCCATGCTGGAGACGTACCTCACCGATGGCCGTCGGATTGGGCACCGGCGTATGAAGCTCCAGATGGACAGCCTCCTGGAGGCCATGGAGCTGAACGAGTTGGACTTCCTCCCCGGGTGGTCCGAGCGGCGTGTCTGGCATCCCGTGGCCGGAGGCACGATGGGCACCCTGGACGCGCGTGTGATGTGCCGCCGGACTGGACAGGTCGGCGTCCTGGACCTGAAGACCCAGGCGCGCTTCTGGACCTATCAGGAGATCTGTGGCCAGCAGTACCTCTACGACTCCGCCCCCTGGGTGTGGGATGGGCCGCCGGACGATGAGGGCCGGTGGGTCCAGGCGGAGACCAACAACCTGTTCGGCCACCCGGACGGTGACTTCCCGGATCGGCGCGTGGCCCTGCTGGCGCACATGCCTCAGTCCACCGATCCGAAGGTCCAGCTCCCAGTCCAGATCCATGAGGTGGATCTGGACTACGGCCAACAGGTGCTCTACCAGGCGGCGGCCATCCGTCACTTGCGCTCGATCGGCAAGAGCGTGGCCGGTGGTCGTCGGGTGGGTTGCGTTCGGCCGCCCAGTGTTGTACGTGAGCAATAGCCGAGGTAGGCTGGCCGTAGAGGGGGAGAGGCTTCCGGTAGGGCCGGGTTTAGTTGCTCCCTCTCCTGCTCCGAACTGCATGACCGGTCCGGTACTGCGGAAGACCGGGCCACCCGAAAGAGACAGAGACACAGAAGGAGACACAGTGACGGATCAGGCACAGGAGTTCTACGACGAGGCGTCCGAAGAGTTCCCCGGCAAGGAGGACTTCAAGGATCGTCTCGTGGCCGTGTGGGTCACCGGCAAGAAGGGTGAGCGGGCCAACCCCGACGGGAAGAACTACCCGTGGGTGGAGACCATCACCGTGGCGCTGGATGACGGCCCGGACGGTGACCGCGCCACCGCCCTGGTGGGTCCGGCCCCCGAGCGGGTGGACAAGCTCCAGTGGTCCACCGGCGGCATGGTGGCTCGGTTGGAGCCTCGGATCACCAAGAAGGATGCGGACGGCAACCCGATCTATCGCCCGATGATCGGCCGCATCAACAGTCGCAAGAACAAGATCAAGGGTCGCTCTGACTCCTGGTCCATCGCGTCCCCCACCGAGTCGGACAAGGCCATCGCGGATCAGTACCTCGATCTTCTGCGGGCCGTCACCGAGGAGGTCAAGGAGATGCGGGAGGGTGCCCCGGACGGGGACGAGTCCAACGCGTTTGACTGATCCATCCACAACCGAATACCGAGGCCCGGCCCTTTCCACGGGGGACCGGGCCTCGGCCTTTATGGAGGGACATGTGCACGCCTATCAACAGTTCTGGGCCAGCCTGGACACCACTGAGTGGGTGTTGATGGTCGGCCTCCTGGCCGCTCTGATCCTGGTGGCGGTGGCCGCCGCCGCGTTCGGCAATCCCACTTCATTGGATCGTCGTCCGGTACGCCTACCGGATAAACGCCCAGCTCAGGACCTGCCGGCGACCCCGGAGGAGCAAGATCAGCTCCCTTACCTGGGCGCGCACCGAGAGTCCGATCCGCAGGAACGGACCATCAATCTCGGCAAATATCGGCGGTATCGCCGAGACTGAGTCAGCCGCCCCCGAGCATCAAAACTCGGGGGCGGTCTTCTGTTGCGGGGATCTTCCTACGTCTGCTATAGTAGACGAGTAAACGCGGCCAGCGACAAGGAGATCCCAATGCCCAAGCCCCTCCCCTTCAGCGCTCCGGAGAGCGTGCGTCACCCCGCCGTCCAGTCCCCCGAGGCCCTGGCCTTCTGCGCCACTTACGAGGCCATGTGCTGTATCCCGGAGCACACCAAGGCGGATGAGTTCACGCTCCGCATGATCACCAACGGAGTCCTGGACCAGGCCCAGACCATCCGGCTTCTGGAGCTGGCGAACTTCTAGAAGATTTTGGGGCGGGGGCTTCCCCCGCCCATCTTACCTCTGCTATAGTAGACGTATCAGCAAGCAACGAGTCGAGGAGATCGAGATGCGCAAGCTCACCGCCGACCAGATTAACCGGGCCGCCTGGTACCTCCCGGCCGTCACCGTCGTTCTCGGCCTCCTGCTGGCCTTCCTGTCCGCGTGCGGAGTCAAGCCCACCTCCGGCGTCACCGGATGCGGCACCACCGCCACCGTCACGGTCTCCTACTCGTCCGTCAAGACCAACCCGGTGGCTCGCTCATTCGCAGTGATCATCTACACCAGCGACTCCGCCCCGCACGATGTGACCTGGCGTCTGTACCCGCTGTCCCTTCAGATGGGCGGCACCACCCACGTGACGCGTGGAGTGGCCCGCGTGGACGATCTGGCCGTCAGCAAGTGGGGAGCGCAAGCCCGGTACGGACAGGCAACCGAGATCGACGGTTGCCCGCTGGCCTGAAAGATCTTGAAGAGGGGAGTTGACAGATCTCATCTTACCTCTGCTATAGTAGACGTATCAGAAAGGCCATTGAAAACTCCAAAGAGAAGGGTGAATCCGATGACGGAGTTCCTGTCCAAGGCGTTTGAGACCCCCGAGCTGGCCTCCACGAACATCCTGTCCCTGCTGACTCTCTGGTTGGCAGTCATCACCGCAGCAGAGGGCCACCTCTGGGTGCGGACCCACCGAGCCGCCAAACGGATCACGGTGGTCATCCTGACGGTGGTTACCCGCAAGGGAGTCACCAAGGAGAGGGTGTTGGTGGAGCGGCCCAAGGACCTCCCAACCGGGGCCAAGCGCCTCCACCGGAACGCATCGATCCACCACTACTGATCCGATCGGGCCGCCCCTCCGGGGGCGGCCCGCCTACCAAGGAAGGCAAGCCATGCAACTCCTGATCATCACCTCCCTGTCCACGCTGGGTGTACTTCTCGCCGCTGGCCTCTGGCACATCGGGCGTGGTGTTCGGGATGGCTTCAGAGAGCACAAGCGCAACCGTCAGCTATAGTAGACGTACCGAGAAGGGAAGCCCTGCCATGACCAAGCTGGAGATCTTGAACCGAGTGTCCGACCTCCGGACCCACGCCCAGCATGACCTAGAGGATGACCGCGCGAACCGCCAACTGATCCTGGAGGAATTGCTGGAGGGCCTGGAGAAGCTGACTGACGAGGCGATGGGATTGGGCGAGTGATCGTCAAGTTTGACCGCATCGGGCGGACCGGTACCACGCCACCGGCCGCCCTGGAGGTCACCATTCCGGCCAGGGTCACCAAGGACCCGGACGCCATCGCTGAATTCCTCCACGGGTACGTGGGCCGGTTTCTGCTCTCCCGGGACTATGAGGTGAGTGTGGACCTCGGATCGGACCGCGTCTGGATCGCCGGTGGCCGATTCGGTCAGGGCGTGATCGAGCGGGAGGCGGTGAACGAGTGATCAACCTGGAGGACCCCGCCGCCGTGGCCGACGAGTTGCGGCGGCGGGGTCTGGAGGTTCACCGGTCATCCACCGTGATCGGTACGGACGCCAGGCTGGCCGAGATCTTCTCTTCGGCCCGCCGGGGTGGATGGACCAAGGCCAACCTCGTTCGTGCCCGCTACGTCAATCGTGGCCGCCTCCTGGCGGCCCTGGAGGGAGAAGCATGAAGCACCGTCGCGCGTCCGCATGGGCCATGGGCATGATCCTCGGTGGTCTGGTCATGTCCCTGGCGGGCAACTTCCAGGCCATCAACCTGAACGGAGGGCGGCCGGGAATCGGCGCGTACGTCTCGGCCTTCATCTGGCCGAGCTTCCTCTTCGGGGTTATCGAGGTCATGCTTCACACCCCCTGGTTGGCCAACTGGCGTGACCGCTTTACCAAGGGCGGAGCGCTGGTCCTGGTGGCGTTTGTAGCCGCCTGGATTTCGTACTGGCACTTGGCCCATGTGATGAAGGCGTACGGCTATGACGCCGTGGCCAGTCACACCGGACCACTGGCCGTGGACATCGGCATGGTGCTGGCCACGCTGGCCTTGGACCGGGTCCGGAAGGCTGGCCAGCTCCCGCCGGCTAGCGCCGTGACTAGTGGCCAAGAGGTTGATGGCCAACTGGCCAACGAGTTGGCCGAGTGGGACAAGGGCGTGGAGTTGGCCATCGGGCAGGCTGGCCAGGAGTTGGCCAACGAGGTGGAGCGGTACGTGGCCACTGGCCACGTGGCCAAGGCCTCCCCCGTGGTGGACGGTGAGCGCTTGGCCAAGCCCACCGTGGCCAAGGCCAGGGCTGACATGGCCATCCCGCCAGAGGCCATCCTGGCCGTTCAGGAGTGGTTGGCCAGCGTGGCCAAGGACAAGTTGGCCAAGGGTGACTTCGATCGCTGGCTGGCCAGTGTCCACAACGTAAGCCCCCGCACCGCTCGGCGGTGGCGGGTAGAGGTGACCGGACCGGATCGACCGGTATCGGCACCACCGGAACAGACCGAAAGGAACGACAGTGAGCAGCATTGAGGGCAAGACCAAGAGTGAGCTGGCGGCGGGCCGCCGCCGTGCCGTGGCGCAGGACGTAAAGGCGAGGGGCGGCAACCCCGTCCAGGTCTCCGATCTCCGTCAGCGCAACGGGGTGGGCAACAGCAGGGGCCGCGCGTTCCTGACCACCCTCCTGAAGGGCGGGGGCCGCTGATGGCAAAGCAGGACGTGCGTCCGTGTCAGAACTGCCACGGCAACGGCAAGGTCCAGGTTGAGGTTAAGCCTGGCAAGTGGGAGACGCGTACGTGTCCCGCATGTGGTGGCTCCGGCAAGATCACGATCTCTACGATCTGACGCTGGCATGCTTTTGGGGGTCACTGTCATAAGACAGTGACCCCTTGTTTTCCCTGCTCAAAGGATCTTTTCACATCGGGTATTGCATCCTCGCTTACGTCTGTTATAGTAGACGTATCAGCAAGCAAACGAACCAAGGAGATCCCGATGAACCTCACCACTGTCCGGACCACCGACATGGACCCGATCGTCTTCGCCAACACCTTCAACGCAGCCCAGAAGCTGGCGAACACGCACCAGTTCACCCTGGAGTTCAACCGGGACGTGCGCACCTACGAACTGGTGAGCCAGGTCAGTGGCCAGGTGTGGGCCACCTTCGGGGACGTGGTCGAGGCGGAGCGCTGGATGTCCCAGCACTGGGCCAGCGACATGACCCCCACCAGCACCCACGGCCCCGACTGGGCCTGACGGATCACCGGCCGCCCCGCAAGGGGCGGCCCCTCCCGAACGGTTCGGGCCGGTTCGATTCCGGCGCGGGGGGCGTACCCAAGCGGCCAGCTACCAGGGAGAACACCATGGACATCCGCAACCACTCGTACTCCAACCTTGCATTCCGGGACCCGGAGATCATCCTGGAGGACTTCAAGTACGCGACCTGGGGCCAGAAGTTCGACACCCTGATCGGGACGGGTCTCTCCGGCGCGCTGGTGGTCCCCACCCTCGCTCGCGCCCTGGGCCTCAAGTGGGCCATCATCCGCAAGCCGAATGACGGTAGCCACACCATGGCCAAGTTCGAGGGCGAGATCGGCTCCCGCTGGATGTTTGTGGATGACTTCGTCTCCAGCGGAGCAACCCGGGACCGCGTCAGGGACGCGGTGGAGGAAATCTCCGCCGAATACCGCCAGCTCACCACCTACGTGGGAACGTACGAATATGAGAGGTCCCGCTTCCGGGGCACCTGCTGACCGGACACAGAAAGGCCCCGGGGAACCCCGGGGCCTTTGCCGTACCCCATCGCGGCCAGCGATCAGGATGCTGGCCAGTCTACCCACGCCGGTTGGCCAGCACGCCCTCACGCCAGTGGACAAGCGCGCCCATGTCGTACAGCCTGGCCTCGGTCTGGCCATACGGCTGGCCATCGGGTTTGGCCAACGGTTCCGGGAACGTGGCGTCCCGGTGGGCCGCCTGGCGGAGCGTGGCCAATGTGATGGCCATCGGGCCGGATTGGCCAGGTAGGTTGGCCAACGCGTCAGCAAGGGTCACTCCTTGGCCAATGGCCATCTGGTCCGACTGGCCATCAACCACCGGCTGGCCACCCTGCTGGCCAAGGACTGGCCCGGCCACCGGGACGGATTGGCCATTGATCATCGCCATGGCCACCGGCTCGGACAGGAAGGGCGCGCGGAAGATCAGGAAGTCCTCCCCTTTGGCCAGCCCCCAGATCCCGCGCGGGCCAGTCGGACAGGCCACGTAAGCGATCGTGTCCACGAGCATCTTCCAGAGCTTCCGGTCCCACCGGGCGATCAGGCGGCCACCCTGGAAGCTCTCCCGGATGTCGCCACCGTTGCCCCCGAACACCGAGGCGGACAGACGCTGGGCGGCCACCACCGCGTGCATCTTCAGTTCCCGGCCCATGCCCACCAGTTCTTGCATGGCCACGATGGCCGGGGACTGGAGCGGTGGGTCCAGGTCCCCGAGATCGATGTCCGCCGTGGGGTCGTCGGCCAGGGCCAGCTTGGCCTCCACGATTAACCGCTTGCGCTCCGCCTTCCAGTGGCGGGCCAGTCGCTTGGTCTGGACGTTGATCTCCTCCACCACGACGAACACGCGCCGCTGGGTGGCCAACTCCTCCTCGTCCAGCTCCATCCGCCTGGCCATCTCGCTGGCCACGTCCAGCCAGGCCTGGTGAAGGTCCTCCGTTCGCCAGGCGTACCGGACGCGGTTGCGGTCCACCTTCCCGTCCCCGGCCCACCGCCAGTGACTGAAGCGCTTGGGGTCCATGATGAGAACCCCGTCCCCGTGATAGACGATCCTGGGCACCATGGCCACCCGGACCAGCACGCTCTTGCCGGTGCCGGATGCGCCGGAGAGGGCCATGTGCGGGGAGTCCTCAGCCAGGCTGACCGTAGCCAGGCGGCCACCGGGGCCACGGCCCAGGATCATCTGATCAGGCTCCGCATCCCGGATTGCCGGGAGCAAGTTTTCCCAGGTCAGGGCCGCCGGCGGCACCGGAGTGGCCTCGATCGTCACCCAGGCGTGCTCTCCCACCTCGGACCATTCGCCCCGAGGGTTGATGATGCCGAGGCGGGCACCGACCTGGGCCGTAAGCTGATCCTTGGTGCCCTTGGGGAGCGGAATCCCCGGAGGGATGGACAGCCTGGCCGCCTGACGTTCCGCCGGACCGTGCGTGTCCCCGGTACCCCAACCACGCGGAAGGTCCAGGCTTCCGCGTGCCCACGCCTTGGTGTACCGGAAGCCCAGCACCCGCGCGGCCACCTGGGCCGCCGGGTACACCCACTCCTTGTTGTGGCGGCGGCGGAACAGAACCCCGCGCGCGGCCCTCACGCCGCGCCAGAGGCCCCACCCCGCCGCCCCTACGGCATATGCCACCACCGCCCAGATCGTCAGCCAGTGGGCCGCCAGGGCCAGCAGGAGCGGCACGGTGATCAGAAGGTTGCGCCGGACCACCCGCCGCCACCGCGCGCGGGACAGCTTGGTGATCGGCTTGTCGCGGTAGTCGATCGTCGCATCGTGAAGGAAGGACGCATTGTCCTTCACGCGCCCGATGTACTCACCGGAGATGAAGAAACGCCAGGGGACGGCCAGCAGCAAGGGTGCGTGCCACCGGTGGGCCACCTCGCGTACGGCAGGGTTGTAAGGAGGCATCCATCCAGTATAGTGGAGGAATGACCAATCACTTGCTGAAGTTGTACCGGGTGAAGTCCACCCAAGACACCACCTATGGGGAGACAGAATCCGCCGTGGTGTACGCCTTCAGCCCGGAAGACGCCCTGGAGGTGTTGGCTGAGGCGTTCCGGGACAAGGACCTCCAGCCGCCGGACACCGGATATCTGGGTGACCCCGCCAACCCCTATGAGGTGCTGGAGGAAGTCCGGTTCGAGCGTGGTCTTGTCATGGCCTACGGCGAGGATGGGTAGCTGATGGGCTGGCTGGCCAGGGTGAAACGACGGCGGCCGGGGGTCTACGCGTACCGGACGCGTAAGCACCTCCGTCCCCGCCGCACCGAGTGGGGGTACGTCGGCAAGTCCCGGGATCTCAATCTCCGGGACCTTTGCCACGCTGGCCGGTGCCGTAGGCACGCATCGTGCCAGGAGAAGCCGTGGTGGGACCTGAAGGCTCGCCGGTACGTGATCAGGCTTCCCTGGTGGCTCGGATGGGACTGGATCACCCTCAGCCTGGAAACCATGTTGATCTTCCTGCTAAGGCCTCGGTACAACATCGCCAAGAACCCCTGGCCTCACGTCAGGAAGGCGACCCAACTGAGTCAGCGGTGGCAGAGGGACAACCTCCCTCGTGAGTACCGCGTGATGATCGGCTTGTCCCGGTGGATCGATTGGATCTACCGGGTGTTAGGAATCGCGGCCATTGCGATTGGGATAGGAGGCTACTTGTGGACGAGATAGAAGAGACCAAGCGGCTGGAGTTGTGGCAGCCAAGGACGATCGCCAGCCGCCGGGTGACGGCGGGCCGAACCGAGATCATGTCCAGTGAGGATCGCTGGGCGGTGGTTGGTGCCAGTCAGAAGGCGGCTGAGCGGGGAGAGGTTCAGATCATCCGACGCCAGCCGGTCCTGAATCCGGACACCATGCGGTATGAGGTGATCGTTCGGCGCTTGCGCAATCCCCGGCCCAGATGGTTCTGGCCGATGGTCATCGCCGGTGTGGTCCTGGTTGCCCTGGCCGCCCTGACCCTGTTCGGCCTCTGGGCCTTCCGGCTCACCGGCTCCCTGGGCGGATCGTTCATTTTCATGGCGGCGGCCACCCTGGCCGTGATCTGGGTGGTGTCCACGCTGAACCGACCGCGCGGCAAGCGTGGCGCGGTGGAGGTTGATGTCCACGTCCGCGTACGCTGAGCGGGCCATTGGCCTGGCACAGAGAGGCCCCCTCGGAGTCAACCGAGGGGGCCTCTCGCTTGTTCTCTCACGCGCCGTTCGGGATGTTCTCCTCCACGGTCGGCGGATCGGCTGGGGGCAGCATCGTGACCGAGCCGAGCGTGACCACGTTCTGGCGGGTGGACAGTTCGGTGAACAGGGCCAGCAACTCGGACAGGTAGCCGGGGTCAGCGATCACCAGGAGCTTTCCGGACATGTTGTTCTCGTCCTGGGTGATCTGCTGCTGGATCATCGGTTGGACTTCAGCCAGGCGGAGACCAAGCCCGCCACGCCGGACAGGATGGTCACCACGCCGGTGACCCACCACCCGGACCACTGAGAGGTGTCCAGATTGGTCAGCCAGTTGACCACGCCGGTGGCCACGATCGAGAGCACCACGGTCAGGGCCACACCCACCTTGCTTTCCTTGGCCAGGGCCTTGGAGCCGTCCCCGTTCGGTCCGGAGGTGTTGGCGGGATTGGTCTGGTTAATCGTCATGCCTACCCCTTGTCGCACTGGAATTGCTGACGTAGATCATGCCATGCCTTGGCCGCTCGCTCACCTGCTGGCGATACCGGCGGAGTGTCCAGGAAGACGTTGTCCTGAGCAACCACCAGGGCGCACGTGATCCGCCGCCCTTGCTCCCGTTGACGGTCCGTCTCCTGCTGGTTGGCCAGGCGGGCCGAGCGTTCCGCGTTCACCGCCCGGTTGGTCAGGGTCAGCATGACCACGATGGCCAGCGCCACCCCCATCAACTGGGCACCGACCAGCACCGTCCAGGAGTACCAACCGGGCATGTTTTCGCTGGTCAGGGACCGCCGGCGCATCACTCAGGACCCCCCAGTGAGGAATCGCCAGATGATGAAGACGGCAACAACGGAGAGGAGGGAGACGGCGGTGACGACTCGGCCGTAGACGTGCCCCCGCCAAACCTCACGAGCAACAGTTGAGCTGCCCCCGGTACGCCCACCAGAACGGCGGCCATCCACACCAAGGTCTCGTTGACCTGGTCCGGCGGGGCGAATCCGATTCCCGCCTGCTTGAAGATGATCACCCATCCCCCCACCCACGTGAGTGCGTCCCGTAGGACCGTCCAGAGGCCAGGTTGCCGCGCGCTCACTCATGGTCCGCCATTCTCGTGGATGGGTACAGGGCCGTCAGACCTCAGGACGTGTGCACGTCCGGAGCGGCCTCAATGATGATCTTTGCGGCCTTGGTCCAGAGGGCCATCGGAGCATCCTCCGAGATCTGCTGCCCCTTGGCGTCCGGGTTGCCGATGGCGTAGTTCCGAGCCGATTGCATGTCGTCCATGTGCATGGCCTCGGTACGGCCGGTGTAACCGCTGGACCAACCGCTCACCTTCAGGTGGTCATCCACCGAGGCGGCAATGGCGGCCGTGACGGTGCTCTTGATCCAGTCCTTGTCCGCTTGGTTCAGTGCCACGGGGATCTCCTCCAGGTGCCAGGAGGCCGTGCTGGCCTCCAACTTGCTGTCATAGGAAGCGCTGAAGTGCGCATGTTCCGTGTGGGCCGATGCGCCGGTATACGCCTTCTGAACCCACCCGGACGAGGCGGACCAGATCCGCCGGTTGTAGATGATGTACCGGAGACGCTCCTCCGCACCCGAGCGGCAACGGCCCAGCAAGAACTGGACCACCTTCTCCATCGTCAGGTCCGACTCTCGGAGATCATCGTCCACGTCGATGGCGTGGACCTCGTTGGTCTTGTCGGCATCGTGGATCGGCACCTTCCCCGTCTCGTCGGGGTTGTGGTCCGAGACCTCCTGGCGGTGAGCGGCATCCCCGATCGAGCCGTCCGAGGCGTGATCCCGACTCGGGGCGATGCGATCGAACTCCGCAAAGAGAGCTTTCAAGCAGGGTATGAGTACCCAGTCAGCCATGTTGATCACCTTACGCAATCTGAGTGATGCGCACGTACGAACCCTCCTGGAGGTTCGTGGAGTTCGCCGAACTGGTGTTCTGCGCCCACTGGATCGAGAAGTTCCCGGCGGATGAGACCACCACGTTGCCGCATGTCTCCCGGAAGCAACCGTAAGAGGTGCCAGCCGCCTGGCTGTACACCACGTCATTGCCGGACAGCGAAACGGCTTGCATGGTCACGTCCGTGACCGCCGTGGTGGTACCGGTCTGGGCACTGCCCGCACCGATACACGATCGTGGCGCGGCGGATCCGTTCCAGGTTCCCGTGAAGGCCCACCTGGTCTTGATCTTCTGAGTGGTTGTCGTGAGCTGGACCCAGTTACCAACGAACTCGATCTCATACGTACCGACGGCCAGAGCGATGCCGGACAGGTCAGGATCGTCGGCCAGGGTGGTGGTCGAGGTACGAGGGGTGGCGCTTCCCTTGACCGCCATGATCGGCACCGTGGCACCGAGAAGAGTTGCGGTCAACCTGAGCCCCGCGTAGAAGGAGGGGAATTGGGTACCGGACATGATCCCTCTCTAGTACGTCAGGTAGGTGGGCGTAGCCAGCTTCACCGGCGTGAACAGATCTTGGGCCTTGGCTGCCCCGTTCACTCCCCGCGTCACGGTGAGAACCTGGCGACCGTTGACCACGTTGAGGTCCCCGACATTGGTCACCGTCATGATCTCCCCGTTGACGTTGATATTGAAGGGGACCTCCGCCGGAAGGATCGAGGTAGGTACCCAAGTGGAGAAGGCGTCCCCGTTGTTCGCCACCGTGATGGAGGTGGCGCTGGAGGTGGCCGCCACCGCCAGGGTGGAGTTGTCGGCGTCCAGGCGGAGGGTGCCGATCAACGCCTGGTCCCACATGGTTGCCGATGAACAGTTCATCTGGACCTGCCACTTGTGTGGGTACAGTGTGGCC